GTAAATATTCTGTATTAATTGAAACTTCATTTGTAGTTCCTAATAAAGTATTTCCAGCATTCATTCCAGTTTGAGAACTACCTCCATAAAATGCTCGGACAGCATTAGTTATTGATTCAAATATTCTTTTATTTACAGCATCTGGTTTAGTAACTGACATTACAGTTACTGGTTGAGATGACGCAATATCAGTAGAAGTTCTTAGTTCGTCATTACTTCCATCAAAGTCTATACCATCAGCAAGCAATGCTCCACCCTCTGCAATCTTTGGTTGGTTAGCAGCAGTCTCTTGAACTGCATTGTTTGACCCAGCTTGGTCGTACCAAGTGTGGACAAAGGCATCTGTTCCGTTAATAAAATCTCCAAGTGTAGTAGCAGTTGTGCTTCCACTTTCGCCACCTTGTTCAGCTACATTTGTAATCGCTGAACTTGCACTTACCTTACCCTCTGAATCAAAAGCTACATCTACCTCAATATCATCTGAGCTTCTACGAATACGAACTGCATCACCGCTGTAACTAGCTTTTACCTTACGAAGACTATAAGCAGCTGCTGCTCCAATATCACCTCCTACAAATGAAGAGAATGTCGGTGTGTTACTCGGAGAACCTTCAACTGCTGTCCAACTAGTTACAGCCCAAGGATAATCTAGATTAATATCATCAGAGACATAGTACTCATCACCATCTCTATCTATTTCCCATTTTCCATCAGTTCTGTATTGAATGTTAATATCTGTCTCTGAGGAATTTCTCCATCTAGGTTTACCAAATAAACTTCCAACAACAGTATAAGTGTTGTTAAAATCTGATTCAATGCCACTTAATGTAAACTGAGTAATATCCTCTGGGTTATTATTAGCATCTGCTGGTAGTGTGCTTTCTAGTTTACCATTTACCCAATCTTCTAATGCACCGCTTTGGACTTGATTAGCTGAAAAGTCTTCTTCTTTATCTGTTCCGTCTCCGTCTACATCTCTACGAGCTTTTACAACTCTTCCATTCATTGCACCAATGTCTCGCAATGAGTACGCCGCTGCGGCACCACCGAACCTACGAGCTATTCCTAGATCGGTATCTCTACCAGAGTATCCTTTGAGTACGTCCCAAGTTGCCGCCAACTCAGCATCCAAAGGGTTGACTCCGTCAGCTAGTTGTTCGGAAGACATTAGTTAGTGAACTGAGATGCGTGAATCTTTGCGGAAGTACTACCGGAGCGAATGAACTTAGCTTTGACAGCTGCCTCTTTGCTGAAGGTATAACTTCTACCAGCGAATAACTTGTGACCGTTTGATGTTGTAGGTGCACTACCATCGAATGTCATAAATACATCTGCGTCTTGGACATCCATAGCGATATATTTAGTCAATGAATCGAAGGCATCTGTGTTATCATCGTTAGCCCCAGAGAACTGAACGCCACCAGCGGTAGCATCAACTGTCAGTCTGTGGTCATTAGCTGTTCCACTTGGTATAGGATAAAGGTTAGTTACGAATGAATTTGCCATATGAGTATTTTACATTAAGTGTCAACGCGATTGACGGTTGACGTAAGTTGAAAATTTGTGATTGATTGAGTTATTATTATTGCGAATATCTATCTTTTCTAGCTCGATGTCTAAGAAGTTCTGAGCTATTTGTTCTTCGGTCAAGGCTTTACCGTGCTGACCATCCATACGTAAAAAGTCCGCATAAGCTGCGTGAGCTACGAAGTAAAAGAACTCAAGTGGAAAGTCTGTTGAATCCGCTGTAAATGTAGGAAGTTCTTTTTTATACGTAACAAATGCTGACGTATCATTATCGTTAGTAATATTTAAAATATTAGCACCGTTAGCATCCACGTAAAAATCGTACTCCAATGCAGAGTTCTTTTGAAATGCTTGAGTTCTATGAATACGAATGAACTCACCTATATCATTTTTAGTAGCTTGTGTATAAGGTACTACATTTCCGGAAGTAAGTGTTCTTTCTTCTGAGATAACTAAGTACCTCGCCCAAGATGGACTCAAGTTATAAGCTTCCGCAGCTCGGCGATTTACAAAACTAAGGATCTTAGAATCCTCTTCAGTTGTAAAAGAACTCACACCGGCTAACGCTTGTATGAGTGCTTTGAGATCTGTGTAACTTTTTACTTGCATTATATTTTATTAGGGGAAAGTTCAGCAAATGTTTTATTGTAGTGCTTTAAAAATTCTTTGGAGTGCACCTCTTTGTGTCCGTACTTTTGAGTCAATCTAAAGAACTCACGAGCCGGCATAGTGGCTACCGGTTTGCCCAGAACTGGATGAGTAGTACCTTTGAGGTGAGCTGCTTGTTTAGCGGCAGCTGCTACTCTCTCGTGTTCTGTTTCGCGTTCAAGCTTGAAACCATTTTTAATCTCTTGCATAAATGCAGAGTTGATTTCATCATCCGTAAAGTTCTTGGGCAGATCGGTAATAATATCCATTATACTAAAGAATCTGGTTTCTTGCCGTTAAGTAAAGATAAAGGATCTACAATTTGTAACCATATTATCCATCGACCAGCTGTTAGATCAGCTATAGTACCATCAATTTGCATATAAATCGTATTACCTATAGCTTGTGCTGGTGAGAATATATTGTAATTAGGTCTTTCAAAAACATTTCTGTCTCTATTGGTGTAAAGAGCTAAGGCTGCTGCTGCTCCATTTTCTGCATCTGTTCCACCAGTTAATCCATCTAGTCCAGTTTCAGAACCAGTTAAAAATTGATCCAAATCTTGAACAAAAGCAAGTCCATTATTTTGTAAAGAATAACCGGCAGCTCTGTTGTCAAATTCTGCGTTTCTTAAAATATTTGCACTAGTCTCTGTAACTTGAGATAAATTACTGCTATTTGCAATATTTTGAAGATAAAACTCTAAATCACTAGCACCAGCTGTTGCTTCTACTGTAGTAATACCAGCGTTCAAGAGGTAGCCGCTTCTAGGTATTTGTGCTACTACTTTCTGGTTAGCATATCCGTATTCTTGAGTTGGTGTAACTCCAGTCAAATCTCCAGCTTGCCCTAAAAATCCAGCTGTCTGAAGATCGTTGTAATCAAATTCAAATGTATGTGTAATTCCTCCTCCGAGGTTTCCGCTATTTAATTGTGCCATATTAAGATATTATTAAAAATTAAAATAAAAGGTAGGGGGCGATTACGCCCCCGTACCGAATATAAGGATTAAGCAGTTCCTTGGATAACACCGTGTGCTTGTGGGTGATATACTCCTAATGTAAGAGCACAATCCACGTAGCCACGCTCACCACCACCTTGGTTAGGTAGACGTGTTGATCCCATTGGGATTAACTCGTGAATACCAACGTATTCTGGGTTGATTAAGTATCCAGCTTCACCAGCAGATGAACCGAAGTCTGGCATACAGTCTGGGTTACCGTTTACGATAGAAACGATACCGTGGTCTGATTGGTATAAATCAACAGTAAGTTTGATTTCACCAGCTCCACCGTCATAGTTTACGGAACGAACATTGTTTGTAGCTGAAGCAGTTACACGAGCGAAATCACTGATTACGCGGCGTAATTTAGTGTCAGCAACTAACATAAGGTCATTAACTGTACCAGTTTCTTTGAAGATAGAAGCGATGATGTCATTTAACTGAGTTTCACCGAATGCTGTAGATCCAGCTTCTGCAACTGTGTAGATGCTGTCAGCTGGTGTACGGAAACCGGCTGGAACGTCTGAAGGTCCAGCTGAGTCCAACCAATCACCTAAACCACGAAGGGCGTAAGCTGTGTCAGTACCGTTTTCAGCAGCACGATCTTGAGTACCAGCAAGAGTTGCTTCGATGTCGCGTTTAAGCTCACGAATTGCTTTAGCTTCTGCTTGAGCAATTTTAGCTGGTCCGACTGAATCAACTGCTTCTTGTAGGTCTGATACTTGGTAGTCGCGGCGGAACTTCTGTACGTAGTTACCAAGACGAGCACGTCCAGCGAACTGATCTGTGAATGTACCTACGTCAGCACCTTCACGGATACCAGCTGTTGATGGAGTAGCTAATGCGTCTACTGTCCACTCTACGAATGTAGCGTTTGCTTTCTGCTTTGAAGCAGAGGAAAGGATTGGAGTTTCTTCTGGAGCAAGAATTGTCAAGACATCTGTCAAGTCTTCTCTGTTAGAAACACCAGATCCCGGATTTGTTATATCATATGTATTTGAGAATGCCATAGTGTTTTATGGGTTGTGTGGGTTGTGTATTTAACGATTTTTAATTTGTTGTGTTCTGAGAGTAATGAAATCACTCTTGTTGCCAGATTGTCTAAACCGTTGGTTAAGGTCTTTAAGTGCCTTAACTGACTTTCCCACAGTTTTGTCCGATGATGCTCCGGCAGTTATTGCTGCTTTGGGAGGTGTCAACGTAGCTGACTTCGGAGCTTCTTTGACTGGTTTGCGTCCGTAGATACTGTTCGCTGCGTGAGCCATCAGATAGTTAAGTTGAGCTGCAACTTCTGGATCTGCTTTTTCGCGTAGTGAATTGAATCTAGGATCTCCAATCATAGCTTCGTAGCTTTTGCGTACGTCATTATCTTCTCCTTGTAACCAGTTCAATTCTTGTTCAGCTTGTGCATCAAAAGCTTCTCTGAGCTGATGAGATTGCTGTACTCTTTGAACTGTCTGTAACTGAGCTGGTAGGTACTTATCACGAGCTTTACGTGCGTTCAATAAACTTTTACGTACGTCTGCTTTTGTAAGTTCTTTACCTTCGACTTCTGTTACAACATCTTCGGGTCCGTAGCCGTCTGCATTGAATAATGTTTCCTCCGCCCACTCTATAACTTCTGTTACTTCTTTCGCCTTTTCTTGTAATCCTTCTAACGTATCTACTGATGCGTATGGATTATTGGCTACCTCTTGAGTCTCTAATGGATTATTATTTTGCAGTAAAGCCTCCATCTCTTTCAGTTTAGCTTCAGCAGCTTTACGCTTTGCTGTTAGCTCCCCGAATCGAGCGACTGCTCTACTTCCTAGCTTTTCGGATAATTCGCGAAGATCTTCTTCGGACATATCATCTAGATCTAACTGTGAAAGAACATCTGTTGAACCTTCTGGTTCTTCAGTTTGTTCAGCAACGATTTCTTCACTTGATTCTACCTCTGGACTCTCGACCTCGGTTTCTTCTGTTACTTCATCTGTTGCTTCAACTGGTGGAGCCACTTCTTGAGTTTCCTCAGTTAGTTGCCCCAAGCGGCGGTTTACAAAATCCGCTGCTGACATATTTGACTGTAACGCTGTTGTTTCGGTTGAGGGTTCAGCGACTCCCTCTGTGATTTCGTTTGACATAATGTTTGCACTCCTTAACGCCGAGCGTTGGCGATGATTATATTATAACTTATACATCAAGTTAAATTCTGTCAGAAAATTTTGTCTTTAAATTACGCCAGTCACACATCTGTAGTATCTGATCGTAAGTTAAGATACGCCCAGATATTTGCTGTATCTGTTCGTTACTTGCGTTATGTAATTCTTCTATTGTTTCCTCCCGGAGGTCAGAGATTACTTGTAGGAATCGAGCAAAGTGCTCGTGATTGCTGAGTGATTGTAAGTCCGTTTCTAAGCTCATAAATTATTTAGCTGCTGAACGCATAAGTGCTACAGTACGTGGTCCTCTAGTCTTAACTTGTTTGTACCACTTGGAATCAACCATTTCATCCGCTGCTGTACTGTAATCATTTTTCTCTAAAGCGGCTTTCATCTTTTTGAATGTACTTAATTTACTGTACCCTAAATTGTAGGACATATCAATTAATGCCATCTGTACATTCTTTGGGCGACTCATAATATTTGGGTCGAACTTTTTTAAATCCTTGATTGCTCTAGATAATGAATAACTATACAAAGAAGATAATTCTTTATCGGTAAGCTCTCTTTTGCCGGACTTTAGTTCATCTCTGTCGAGTCCCAATGAATCCAAGATGGGTTGATTAGTTTTGTCCTCTAGGTTGAAACCGATTCCAATGGACATATTGCCTAATGAATCCTTGTAAGCCTTTGGTCTTACACCTTCGTTGACTCCTATCATTTGTGCTACTTCTTCAGCACCTTTATTTTTTGCTACTGCTCTAGCTACGTAGCCTTGTGCGGATAAATTATCAGCCATAATATTACATTCCTTGTGTTTGAATATTTCCCATTTGTGCTGGCTCTGTACCAACTCTTCCGATTTGTGCATTTTGCTGTTGCTGCATTTGGAAGGTGTACTGTCCAGCGTACTTCTCAAGGCGTGCGGCAAATGCTTTGTCTGATTGAAGTCTTTCTGTAACGTCTGGCTGAGAAGCGTACTGCTGAATAACAGTAAGAGCAATTTGAGCACCGTTAGGACGTGCCGGCATTTCAATACCAGCATAAATTTTAGCGAGGTCATCTGTTACTTGTCTTACAACTTGTTCTTGAGCTGCTTCTGTAGGTTGTAAAATCCTATCCGCAAGTACCGGATCAATACTGTTAGCAGCAGCATCGAGTAAGTTATCAATGTTAATGCGACCACTGCGATCCAGTTGCGTGAGAGCAACCATTTGTTGAAGTTTCTTTTCTTGAGTTTCTGGATCCGAATTGAGGACATCGTAT